AATTACCCCGCCACGCGCTTCCAACGCGCTTGACGCGCCAATGTCGGACCTTCCATGAGTCCCGCTGCGGGTTTCCCAGGACTAGTAGTAACTTGCGCAGCGGGACAGCGGAGAGACGAGGGATCGAACCCCGGCAGGGTTTCCCCTGACATCTGGCTAGCAACCAGTTCCATTACCTCTCTGGCACCTCTCCATGGAGCGGATTCAAAGAACCTTTGCCCCTCCGGGGCAGGCGTCGCTCCACGCCCTGGCGTGAGTGTGGGACTCGAACCCACATGCACCGACTTCTCGTCGGCTGTCCTGCCTTTGGACCAACTCACTGCGGATGCGGGCCAATTCGGTCCGAAACCTTGCTCTCAAGCATCCTCACGGCGCAACTCCCGGGGTGGCGCCGTGGTGGGATTGCGACCCACTCTTCATCCGCTGGTACTACCTTACCTCCGGTATCGGGGGCTTCTCAGCATCGCCCGCTGGACAGCGTCGCGCAGGTCGTGTTCGCTCATCTCGCCAGTGACGTTGATGGTGATGACCTGCTGCTGCGGCTCCTTCGGGTAGATGGCCCGCTTAGCGCGGCGCAAGGCACGGATCATATGATCGATGCCCTCCTCGCCGAGAGCCCACTGCGGACCCACCGGCTCCCAGTCGGCATGCCAGCCGTTAGGGTCGAGGGTCTCCCGCCAGGAACCGATACCCACCATGGGGTCAAGACCGTCTTTGCCGGTCCACTGAATCGTGAGCTGCTCACGATCGCACCTGGCAATAACCTCGTTGGGCATCACGCCCACCTCCATCACGGAGAGGCTCCCCTCACGGGAGCGGCTGAGGCGACAGTAGCAGAAGCCCCCGAGGGGGTCCGGGGGCTTCTGCTTGGAGGTTACTTCTTCTTGTGCTTCGGCTCAGCCTCAGGCTGCTCCTCGGCATCTTCCTTCACCTTCTCAGGCTTCTGCTGGGGAATGTACTGCTCCCAGTCCTGTGCTGCCTCATCCTCGGCCCCTGGGTTCCATTCGACAGAACCCTCCTCCTCAGGGGTGTGCATCTTCAGCTTGGAGATGGACTCCTCGATGTGGTGTCGCAGGTGGTGGTCCGCTGGCCACGACGGGCGGCGGACAGGATGCTGCTCGGTGGCAAGCTTGTGCGCTTCGGCGTAGTTCATAGAACCCACGCTACCCCGGTAGCGAAAAGTGACTCTCGGCTTACGCATCTACCCACTTGCCGTCGCGAATCCAGCCGTGACTGTTGCACCGCATGCACAAAATGGACGGGGAGAGCGTAAAGGGCTCCCACGAGTCCACCCGCCACTGAGCCTGGTGTACGGGGTCCGCCCCCTCGAAGTAGACGCCGCCGCAGCACCAGTCGCCATCTGGCAGCTGATGCCACTCGAACAGGCCGATGCGGTGGCCGTCGCCATCTTGGAAGAACTTGTAGGCGTGCCCCTCGCCAAGACTGGTGGCGTCCTCATCTGGAGCGTCTGTCATTCTCTGCCTCCTGCTTCTCGGCGGCCATCAGGGCCAACAGATCTGCGGGTATGTCCCAGGGCTTGCGACCGGGATCGCGCCACACGTACGGCTTGAACAACAGTTTGTTCAGTCTGACGACGCCGAAACTGTCCCCGCGTCCGTTGATGTAGCCGTCCACCTCCACCTGGCCCTCACGAGCCAGGCGGAGACGGGGGTCGGAACGAGGGCGTGGCATCTACGGCTTCGCGGCCCGTACCATGCAGTCTTTTGCTTCAAGCAGCTTCCGCAGCCCGGCGATCAGTTCCGCGTCCATGGGCAGCGTGTCGTGCATGCGGTGCGCCAGGTCGTGGAACTCTTTGCTGATGCTGGCCAGGTGCAGCGGGAGGTGCCCGTACTCGAAGTGCTTGAGGATGGGGTGCTTCTCCGGCTGCGGAGGCTTTACCGGCTCGGGGATGTCCAGCGGGAGCGGTTCTGGGGTGTTGCTGGAGAACTGCCCTACTGGCTCCGGGGTGGGGATGGGTGCGGTGAGCTGGACCGGGTTGGTGATCGGGGTGGTTTCCGTCATGGCCTTTACCTTACCCCTCTACTCCAGCCACCAGCTAACCGTCGTCGGAGTGGTGGACCCGTTGATCTGAATCCAACCCTGCGGCCCCACCCTGAACGACATAGCAGGCAGCGCAGCCGCAGACTGCGTGTACACCGTCGTCATGGCCGGGGCAGACGCACCACCCATCAGCGCCGAAAGCTGCACCGTAGTGATACCCGTACCGCCAGCCAACGTGATAGTCGCCCAACGGCCGAACGGATTCATCACCGCAGTGTTGATCGTCAACGTCGGGGCCGCAGAAGGCGGAGGCCCAGGGAACTGGAAGTCACAGATCACCTGAAGCGGCGTGCCGTTCTGCAACGTCGGCGGAGTACCGCCGTTGCCCTTCAGGTGCACCACCCCGCAAGCCGCCACCATGCCAGAGCTGTTGTCCCTGACGATGCTGGCACCCTCAGTGTCGAAAGAACCAGACAGCATAGGGCCAATGCCAGACTGACCAGGGCCGATGATCTCCAAGTCCTGGTTGCAGCCCTCAATACTGATCTGCTCCAGGTGCATGCCGTGGCTGGCGCCCACGCCGCTTCCGCCATCGCCGTAGTTACCGACCGGGCAGATACCCGACCAGCAGTACAGCATCACGCCCGCCTTCCACACGGTGTGCTCCGTCATGAACAGCCCGCGCGTGTAACCGCCGTGGCACACAACGTTCGACATCACGTTGTTGTCGTTGTTCCCAGCCGATGGCAGCAACACGCCGATAGCCAGCCCGGCGGAGAAACCGTTCGGGTTGCCGAAGTCGGCATCCGCGTACACACCCGTGGTGCCGTAGCCGAAGTTCTCCAGAGCGGCAGCAGCGACACCGTGCAGGTTCAGGGCGCTGTACGTCCACCCGTTGGCGCTGTGCGTCGTGTAGATCTGCATGTTCTGGAATCGGACAAGCACGTTGTTGTACTGCAACGTGGACGTGCCCCAGCCGTTCGCCCCGGTCTGGCCGGAGATGACCGCAGGGGAGCCGTTCGCGTTCAGACTGTTGGTCTGCGCCGTAGCGTTGGCCCACACCCCGAAGCTCACCAGCGTAGAACCGCCCATCTGCGGCACCTTCTGCTCCCAGTGGCGGGTCGTTCCGCCATCGGTAGCGCCCAGGAACCACAGAACGATCTTGTTGTTGACAGCTTTACCGCTGACAAGGGGGTTGATAGGGATGACCAGCTGACCGTTCGCTGCGGTAGCGCCGCCAGCCACAAGCGGACCGGCGATTCCGTAGAACAGTCCTGCCGCTGGCGGGAACCAGATGATGGCGATACCGGTCGTCTGGCCGTAGGTGGAGGCAGCGTTGATGCAGTTCTGGATGGCTACTGTGTCATCGGTAGCCCAGAACACCTTCCCGCCCGATGCGACAGTGTTGGTGGCGTTGGCGCCGAGCGTCACCTGCGTAGGGGAGATGTACGTGGCGATGGTGGTCACGAGGCTGGTGGCGCCCGAAACGAGGGCGTTCTTCACCATGATGGGCTTGCCCACGTCAGTCGGCTTGAACGGCGCCGAGGTGGCGCACGTCAGGGTGTTCTGACCCGAGGTGATAGCGCCGTCGGTGGCGCACTGACCGTCACCCTTCGCACCGAAGATGCGTACGTCGAACACCCACGTACCGGCGTTCACCACCGACTGGTAGCTGCCGCTGTTGGCTGCGGTGAAAACCGGCACCTGGCCGATCTGCGCTCCCGCAGGCGAGGAGAAGCCGGTCACTGGGGAACCGGCGACAAGAACAGTAGATGCGATCAGCTCGTCGGTGGCGACGTAGCCGGGTACGTAACGTCCGGTAACGACCGGGTACTGCACCGGAGCCGGGGAAGTAGCAGACATTTGGGGCTGACCTTCCGGAGGTGCCGGTTATCGGCCGAAGTGAAGGTAGGTTGAGTTCGGCACCCACTCCCGCAGCCCCGGGAGTGGGTGTTAAGAGGTTACGTCAGGTACGCGTACAGCTGGTGACCAGCGGTAGCGGTGATGGCGCCCAAGCTGGAGCCGACAGCGACCGGGGTAGTCTGGCCGGTCAGGGTCGTACCGCACATGATCGGCACCAACGTGGAGATGGCCACATGGGTCATCGCAGGTGCCGAAGCGAACGTCGGCATGGTGCCCGAGGCCACAACGCACACGAACGCGTAGTAGAGACCGGTGTACGTGGTGGTGAACGGCGTAGCGATGGCCGTGGTCACAGCGGTGTTCGCAGCGAAGTAGGCGCCGCCGGTGTTGTCGGCGCTGATACCCAGGACCGTGCCCTGGCTGTTGGCGACACCGACCCACGCGTGAGTGCCGGTGGCCTCGGCCGTGAGGGAGACCAGCGTGACGTTGCTGATCAGCAGGTTAGCCTCGACCGGAATGGCGAAGGCGTACACGGTGCCCGAGGTGAGAGCGGCGCCGGTGGAAGTGGCCGACATGCGACCGTCGAAGCTGGCGGCCTTCGCGCCCGTCGGCTCAAGGTACTGGTACATCCACGCCTTGGTGCCACCCGAAAGCAGGTTCACGGCCTGCTGGGCGGTTACCGAGTCCACGTTGACAGTGCCTGGGGTGTACGCGTTCGTGGCTACCGCGTACGGCGTCTGTGCCTGACCCATGAGGGTCCCCTCTCTGGAGCGTTCGTGTTCTAACTGAGGTGTCCGTACAGCTGGTAGCCGGGCGCCGAGGTGATGACACCCAGGTTCGAGCCGACAGCTACCGGGGTCGTTTGTCCGGTAAGCGAGGTGCCGCACAGGACAGGCAACGCGTTACTGAGGGCTGTGCTCACGGGGGCCGCCGCACTGGCGAATGTCGGCATTGTCGTAGCAACTACACACACGAACAGGTAGTACAGACCGCTGTAGGTGGTCATGAACCGGTCCAGCGGTGTCGCCACCAGCGTGTCCGCAGCGAAGTACCCTGCGGCGGTCTGATCGGTGCTCACGGTGAGCACCGTGTTGGTTTTGTCGGCAAGCCCAACCCACGCGTGAGCACCGGCAGCCTGAGCAGCTACCGAGCACAGCGTGATGTTGCAGACGCACAGCCCGGCCTCGACTGGCATCGCCACCTCGTAGATGGTGCCGGAAGTAAGCGGAGCCGACTGGTAGGTGGCTGCGGAGCGACCGCCGATACTCGCAGCCAGCGTCCCTGCGGGCTCCAAGTACTGGTACATCCACGCGTTGGTCCCGACCACACCGGCTGCGGCGTGGACGGGACCGTTGATCGTGTTGATGCCGGTGCCTTGCAGATTCAACTGATCGAACGATGCGGTGCCTGGCACGTACTGGCCCGGAACCATCGGCAATGGGCCAGCCACGGTCACCCCCTAGGCGATCACTTTCTCGATGAGCGGCTTCACATCCTCCGCCCGCAGCGGGTGCCCAGTGGGCATATCATTCACCCCTCTCGGAGCCTGGGAGGCTCCTCAGAGCCTCTTTGCGGCGTGCCCGGTACGCCTTGCCCCAGGCGGCCTCCAAAGACCGCCTGTCGGCCTCGTAGAGGCTTTCCTTAGGAGGCTTGCCCTGGATAGCATCCTTCGAACGCCCCGGCTGATCCTCTGGCGAACGCATCTGGTTCGGCGGAATGTCAGGAACCGGCGGAACCTTACCGCCCGGCGGCACCTTCTGGCCCGCCGGAGGCACCGGCTCCACATCAGGATCAGGCACCCCCGGCACATAGTCGTTGACGCCAGCCGCAGAAAGCGGAGCAACCTTGTTGGCGATGCTGGCCTTCGACATGGCCTCCATGTCATCCCAAGCAACGATGCCGGTACGGGTGTCCACGATGTTGGTGTCGCCACCGGGGATCGGCTGCTTACCAAGCTCGGCACGCCAGTCGTTGATGCTGTAGGCGCCGTACTTGAGTCGCAGCTCACGCACCTGCTCCACCGTGATGGAGTCACGGAAGTCCACCTCGGCGAACTCGAAGTGCCATCCGCTGATCTTGAAGCCCACCTTCACCAGGTGGTAATTCAGCTTCTCCAGCAGCAGGTTAGCCACCGGGATCACCGTGTTGATCTGGAACGACTTGTTCTGTGCCTCACCGGAGCCGCCACCGATGTTGCCGGTCTCGATGATGCCGACCTTCGACGGGGGAACACCGAACGAGGAGATGATCTGGTCGCGCAGCACACGCTCCGCATCCAGATAGTCAGTCACCTTGCGCGGGTCCAGCACCTGCACGGCACCGCCGCCGGTGGTGATCAGCGGGTTGCCGACAGCCTTAGGTCCCAAGTTGTAGACCGTGTACTGCTCGCGCCAGCGCTGCACATCGTTGTCTTCGAAGTGCGCCAGGTCCACGTGCATACGCGGCGGATCGCCACGGCGGAACGTCTCCTGGATGGTGGACATCGTGAAGATCCACGCAGTGATCGGCAGCAGAGCAAGCTGTGCCGGAGACACCCCGTACAGACCGCCACGGGGAGCGTCGAGGCTGATGTGGATCACGCCGTTGACATCCCACGAGGCGGTACGCATACCGTCCACATCCTGCCGGTACCCGGTCACCTCACCGTGCTGATCGCTCAGCACGGTCATGGTGGTGGCATCCAGCAGGTACAAGGCGACAGGCTCACCCAGCAGGGTGACCACCTCAAGGTAGGAATCACCGAACAGCAGAAGGTCAGTGATGACGTTCCGCAGCAGCTGGATGATGTCCTCGGTCGGGTTGGTGAACCGCATCAGCTTGCGCAGACGCAGCACCTCCGCCGGTTCCTCCGGGGCCTCGTTCTCCGGCAGATCGTCATCAGGAACGATCTGCAACCCGCCAGCGGTGACGGTGCGGGCAATGACAGCGATGCTGCTGCTCACCCAGTTGCAGGTCTGGTAGGCGTCGTGCAGCTGCTGCAACACTTGCTGACGCTCGGCCGAGGCCGCCATCTGCGCGGACGGGTACTCGGAGGTCAGCGGAACGCCGAACTCGTACCCGCGCCGCCTGGTAGCCCTGAGGTTGACATCGGGCATCAGGGAGGCGTCGTTCACCGGAGGCTTGCGCGCCTCCTCAACCGTTTGCTTGCCGAACATGCGGCCCCAGCGGCTCACCGCGCCTCCTCACAGTTCCCAAGGGTTGCCGGACGGACCCAAGATGGGGAACCCGCCGATGGTGTTGTATCCGTACGGTGGCGTGGTCGGCCCCTCAAGCTTCGGATTCAGTTCGGTCTCGACCCTGATCGTCTCGGGCCAGTGGAACCGGCTGTCGTTGCCCACGTTCACGCACAGGTACCGCAGCGCGTCACAGGCGTGGTCCACAGCCTTGGGGTCACTGTCCTCGGGGTTGCCGATGCGGGCGTGCGGCAGGTCGGTCAGTTCCTTGAACAGCTTCATGCAGGGGCTGAAGATGTGCAGCTTAGGACACGACTCCCAGCCGAGTCCCGCATGGAACTGGCACGGAGCGGCCTCCTCCATGAACGAGTGGATGCGCTGCCAGCCGTTGATGCGGGAACCGGGGCCCTTACCGGCCCGGTCCAGGGGTACGCCGTTCTCCGCGTACACGGTGGCGATGGGCTTGGCGTCACCGGCAACCATCCACATCTGGTCATCGGCGAAGCGACCCGAGATGTGCTCGCCCCGCTCCTCGGCCTCGCGGATGCGGATGGCCTGCTCCCGCTCGCCGACGCCGGCCTGGTAGATCTCCCGGTAGATCCACAGCCGATCGTCTGGGTCCATGGCGCCCCACAGGGCAGCCCACGGGGAGGTGAAGCCCCAGTCGATACCCATGTACCGGCGCCAGGTTGCGGGCAGCTCCATCGGCTCCACAATGTGGCGATCGTAGGAGAGCTCGGGGAACATCTGGCCCTCGAACACATCCCAGTTGCCCTCAAGGTAGGCCTTGCGGAGCTGCTCGGGCAGACCCATCAGGTCCTTGCGGTACTCCTCGTTGAGGTGCGGGTTGTCGGACACCTTCGACGGAATGAACCGGACGGTACGACCACGCACATCGGTGATGATCTTCTGGCCGTAGTCGGTCGGCTCCACGTAGCGGGCCTTCGCTGCGGAGTGACTGGGGCCGCCCGGGTTGCTGGCCGAGCGGATACCCAGCACGGGAATGTCTGCGCGACCGGAGCGGATACGGGATTCCAGGAAGGTCAGCACATCAGGCGGGGTCTGGGTGCGCTCGTCGAAGATCATCAGCTGGAACTCGGCACCCAGGCGACGGCTGGCGTCAGTCATGTTCTCGGCGTACCGGAACATGAACACCGAGGCGTTGGGGAACCGCAGCTCATACTCACTGCCCGCCCACTTAGCCCCGAGAGTGTGCGCGAAGCCGCGAGCGGCCAGCTCCTTGATCAGACTCTCCTTCAGCTCCGGGTAGGTACGACGGAACGCACCCACCCGGATACCCGGGTAGCGGACACAGGCCCGGAGACCCTCCATCAGCAACGCCAGAGTCTTACCGCCGCCCAGAGCGCCGCCGTAGAAAACGTCGTACTCGGTGGCGTTGTGGAACTCGTTCTGCCGAGCCGTTGGCACATACTCCAGCGTCTCGAACACATCGACGTTCTTCAGCTTCTCCCGCTGGATCC